CCAACGACATTGATGACATCTTTACTAAGCTTCGCTTCATGATTATTGGATGTGATTGCAAGTGGGTGGTCGTTGACCATTTACATATGCTAGTCAGTGCAGTACATGATGGAGATGAGAGACGAGCTATTGATACTATCATGACCAGACTAAGAAGTTTGGTAGAAGAGACGGGTGCTGGAATCATTTTGGTTTCACACTTACGTAGAGTTGATGGTAACAAGGGACATGAGAACGGTGTTGAAGTATCGCTATCACATCTAAGAGGTTCAAATAGTATTGGACAGCTTAGTGATTGTGTCATTGCTCTGGAACGTAACCAACAATCAGATGACCCTGATGAAGCTAGGACTACAAGACTTAGAGTTCTTAAGTCTAGGTATACAGGTGACGTGGGATTGGCAGCCAGAGTTATTTATGATGGTGACACAGGAAGATTAACAGAACTTACAGATGAAGACATAGAGTTTGATGATAGAACAGGAGAAGCATTCTAATGCAGTTAGTATTTGACATAGAAACAGATGACCTTAAGGCAACGCTAGTACATTGTATTGTTGCCCAAGATGTAGAGACAGGAGAGATATTTAAATTCCCTCCTGATAAACTTCAAGAAGGATACGAGTTCTTAACTAAAGCAGATACCTTAATAGGACATAACATCATTGGCTTTGACATACCTATGGTAGAGAAGTTCGGTGGTGTTGACCTATCTAACAAACCTATAATAGATACCCTTGTTTTATCTAGGCTGTTCAATCCTTCCAGAGAAGGTGGTCACAGCTTAGAGAAGTGGGGATACAAGTTAGGATATCATAAGATAAACTTTACAGATTATCTAAACTATTCTAAAGAGATGCTAGACTATTGTGTACGTGACGTTCAACTCAATGCAGCTGTTCTTAAGGAACTAAGAAGAGAGAGTAAAGGTTTTTCTAAGGAGTGTATCTCTTTAGAGCAACGAGTAGCCGGTATAGTTAAACAACAAGAAGTCGATGGCTTTAAGTTTGATACCAAGCACGGCTTACTTTTACTTGCTGAACTTAGAGAAAAGAAACAAGCAATAGAAGATGAGGTTCATAATACATTCAAACCTAAATGGGTTGATGCTAAGTTAGTAACTCCTTATATTAAAAAAGACGGTGAGTTATCTAAACGTGGTATGACTGATGACGAATACGATAACTGTATAAAGACTCAAAATCTTGAGCCATTTATGAGACAGCAGTTAGTTGATTTTAATTTAGGCAGCCGTAAACAAATAGGAGAATATCTTATTGACTTCGGCTGGAAGCCTAATAGATTTACACCAACAGGTCAGCCTATTGTAGATGAGAAAACGCTATCAGCTATTACTCACATACATGAAGCTAATCTAATAGCACAGTTCCTACTACTTCAAAAGCGTATAGCTCAGATAGATTCTTGGATAGAAGCTACCGAAGAAGACGGACGTGTACATGGTTTTGTTATTCCTAATGGTGCTATCACCGGAAGGATGACACACAGAAGCCCTAACATGGCACAAGTACCGGCAGTCTATAGCCCTTATGGTAAGGAATGTAGAGCTTGTTGGACTGTAGAAGAGGGTAATGTTTTAATCGGTGTTGATGCTTCTGGTCTTGAGATTAGAATGTTAGCACATTATATGAATGACGAGGACTATACAAATGAAATACTTAACGGAGACATCCACACAGCAAATCAAAAACTTGCACAACTTGAATCAAGAGATAAGGCAAAGACATTCATCTATGCCCTCATGTACGGAGCAGGAGATGAGAAGCTTGGGTCTGTGGTTGGAGGAAATACAGCAGATGGCAAAAGAGCTAGACAATATTTCTTTGATAATAAACCTACATTTAAATCTCTTAGAGACAGAGTACAAAGAGCTTCAGCAAAAAAATTCCTTAAAGGATTAGATGGTAGAAAGCTTTATGTTCGTAACCAGCATTCAGCATTGAACACTTTACTACAAGGTGCAGGTGCTATCGTTATGAAGAAAGGTTTACAGATACTAGATGATGTATTAAAATTAAACAAGGTTGATTATAAGTTTGTAGCTAACATACATGATGAGTGGCAGATAGAAGTATCAGAGAGTCAGTCAGACTTTGTTGGAAGACTTGCAGTTGATAGTATAATCAAAGCAGGAGCACACTTTAATCTTCGCTGTCCCTTGGATGGTGAATATAAGATAGGAGGTAACTGGAGTGAAACCCATTAAAGCTTGTACTAAATGTGGTATAGAAAAAGAATACACTGAAGAATTTTTTTCTAAGAGAGAGCACGGTAAGTTAAGAGCTGACTGTAGGACATGTTATAATAAATACTACAGAGATAACAATCACAAATATCTCAAGGCAAGTATGGTTTATGATGCTAAAGAGAGAGCTAAGAAAAAAAATATGGATTTTAATTTAGTAAAAAAAGACATACACTTTCCAGAAGTATGTCCAGTTTTTAATATTAAATTAGAACACGGTAGAAAGAACTGGAAATCTTCTCCTACTATAGACAGGATAGACAACAACAAAGGATATGTATTAGATAATTGTATTGTTGTTTCTTGTATTGCTAACACTATAAAAAATTCAGCAACTCCTAAACAGATATTAAAGGTTGGTAATTTTTATAAAAAACTATATAAAGAAAAAGGAATAAAAGATGAACCGAAATACTAAACATTGTGATAGTAGAAAAGGAGACATGGCTGAGTTCTATGCAGTAACTTGGCTGTGGGATAATGGTTATGAAGTGTTTAAGAATTGTGGATGTACAGGTCTTGCAGATTTAATAGCTCTTAAAGATGGAAGTACTGTATTGATAGATGTTAAAACTGCACAGCCTCAACTACACAAAGAAATAGGAAACAATTTAACTAAGTGTACAGGTAGAAATCCTGAACAAGTTAAACAAGGAGTTCAATTACTTATGTTCAATGCCCAGACTCGTAAATTAAAATTTGTAAAACACAGAAAATAATATGAAAAATAAAAAGAAAACACTTGACACATTAGTACCAGACATATATAATAAACTGTCGGCTCTAGGAAAAGGAGAACATCTTGACATAGATGAAGAGACAATAGAGCAGTTCGGTGAGTCGATGAAAGAGATTATGTACACATGGTCTCACCCTACTCCACGTGGTAAACCTGCCTTAAGAATGTCTAACATAGGTAAGCAACCTAGACAGTTGTGGTATGAGATGAACACTAGCTCTGATAGTACAGAGGTAATATCCCCTGCTACTTTTATTAAGTTCTTATACGGACACTTACTTGAAGAAATAGTTTTACTACTTGTTAAAGTATCTGGTCATGAAGTTACTAGTGAACAGAAAGAAGTAAAGGTATCTGGAATCAAAGGACACATGGACTGTGTGATTGACGGAGAAGTTGTTGATGTTAAGACTGCTTCTAACTTTGCCTTTAAGAAGTTCAAAGATGGAACACTATCAGAGGATGACCCCTTCGGTTACATGGCTCAGTTAGCTGGGTATGAATCAGCAGAAGGAACTAGTCATGGTGGTTTCCTTGCTCTTAACAAAGAGTCAGGTGAGTTAGCTATGTTTCAGCCTGATAACTTTGACAAGCCTAATATTAAAAAGAAAATTAGTAGTATTAAGAAAGCTATAAAGCTTGACAGCCCACCTGATAAGTGTTATAATGACGAACCAGATGGCAAGTCAGGCAACATGAAACTTGCAAGAGGTTGTACTTGGTGCAGGTTTAAACATGATTGTCATTCAGACGCTAACGAAGGCAAAGGTTTAAGAGTTTTTAAATATTCAACAGGCTTCAGGTACTTAACTCAAGTAGCTAAAGCTCCTAATGTTATAGAGGTTACACAGATATGAGTGGAAAAAAATCAAAACTTTTAAGACGTAAAGCAGAGAACTTGTTAATAGAGTGGGTAAGAAGCATGACTCCTGAAGGAGAAGATTCTACCAAGCTTACTAGGAAAAACTTACATGAGATTTTACCTGAACAGACACACTTGTTTGGTAATAATAAATTAATGTTAAGTGCTTATAGTTTAAGATGGTTTTATAAACAGGTAAAGAAGAATCCTAATTTTCATTTGGAGGAACTGAATGGCTAGAGTACCAAGAAAACCCAGACCTAAAAAAGTAGATGTGCCTAAAGGATATGACAGCAGGTGGGAATATGAGATACACCAGACTATACTTAAAGACTGGAAGCATCACTGGGAAAAGATACAGTATACAGTTAGTCATAAGTATGAGCCAGACTTTGTAAAGATAACTGACGATAAGATTATCTTGTTAGAAGCTAAAGGTAGGTTCTGGGACCATGCAGAGTATAGTAAGTACATACATGTTAGAGAATGTTTAAACGAACACAGAGAGTTAGTCTTCTTATTTCAAAAGCCTTATGCACCAATGCCACAGGCTAAGAAAAGAAAGGACGGAACAAAAAGAACTCATGCTGAATGGGCAGAGGCAAATAATTTTAAATGGTACAGTGAAGAAACTTTACCGGAGGAGTGGAAGAGTGAGTTATAAATTTAGTGAAGACAAAACCTTACTAGACTTAAGAGTTTATATTGATAAGACTTATGAACAACATTATGGCAGAGGACAGTATCAAGCTACCGACATGATTATAGATTCCGGACACGGTGAAAGTTTTTGTATTGGTAACATAATGAAATACGCAATGAGGTTTGGAAAGAAAGATAACAAGAAGGTAGAGCTACAAAAGATAATTCATTATGCTATAATTGCTTTACATTTACAGGATACTACAGATGATTGAAGATAAGACAGGAACTAAGCCTTACTTAGGAATTGAAATAGACTACGACAGAGAGAAAACATTTGACAAGTTTAGTTTAGACACATTAAAAGATAGATATTTTTGGGAGAATGAAACACATGCACAAGAAGCATTCGCAAGAGCCTCCGTATTCGGAGCAACCTACAAAGGGAACACAGATTTTGAACTTGCTCAAAGACTTTATAACTACAGTTCCAATCGTTGGTTCATGTTTAGCACTCCTATACTTAGTAACGGGGGTACAACTCGTGGGCTTCCTATCAGTTGTTTCCTCAATTATGTTCCTGACAGCAGGGGTGGTTTATCTGCTCACTACGATGAGAACATATGGTTGGCTAGTTCAGGTGGAGGCATCGGTGGATATTGGGGCGATATTAGGAGCAATGGTGTTTCAACTACTCATGGCTCTCGTTCTACTGGAAGCATTCCTTTCATGCATGTAGTTGATTCTCAGATGTTAGCCTTTAATCAAGGCACAACAAGACGAGGTTCTTATGCTGCTTACATGGACATAAGCCACCCAGAGATTGAAGAGTTTATTAACATGCGTAAAGAATCCGGTGGTGATATCAACAGAAAGAATCTTAATCTACACAATGGTATTAACATTACTAATGCTTTCTTACAGGCTGTAGAAAAAGATGAAGACTGGAGATTGATAGACCCTAAAAGTAATGAAGCTGTTAAGATAGTAAACGCTAGAGATATATGGTGGCAAATCATCCATGCTAGAGCAGAGACAGGTGAGCCTTACATGATTAACATTGACACATGTAATGATGCAATGCCTAAAGAACAGAAAGACTTAGGTTTAAAGATTAGACAAAGCAACTTATGTTCAGAGATTACTCTACCAACAGACGAAGAGAGAACAGCAGTGTGCTGTCTATCATCAGTAAACTTAGAACACTTTGACACGTGGGCTAAAGATGATAACTTCATAGAAGATTTAATAACCATGCTTGATAATGTAATACAACATTACATAGACAACGCAATAGATACGACACAGTTAGGAGAGTACAGTGCAAACTTTAAAAGATTTCAAAAATATGTTAGAGAGGGTAAAGAAGGATATACTAAATCTGCGTATTCGGCTTATAGAGAGAGAAGCCTCGGGCTTGGTGCGATGGGCTTTCATGCATATCTCCAAGCTAATAACATTCCTTTCGAGGGTATATACGCAACTGGTTTTAACCATAGAGCTTTCACCCTTATCAAGGCTAAAGCTAAAGCAGCGACTAAGGAACTTGCAGCACAAAGGGGCGAAGCTCCTGACATCCATGGTAGCGGGAAGCGAAATGCTAATCTCATGGCTATTGCTCCTAATGCTAGTAGTGGGATTATATGTAGTGGTACTTCCCCTAGTATTGAGCCTTATAGGGCTAACTGCTATACTCATAAGACTCTCTCCGGTTCGTATCAAGTTAAAAATAAATACCTTGAAAAAGTTTTTAAGTCTAAGGGTTTAAAAGGAAAAGAACTAGAACAGATATGGAAAGATATTACAGCTAACGAAGGTTCAGTACAACACTTAGATGTGTTAGATGAACAAGAGAAAGAAATATTTAAGACAGCTAATGAGATAAATCAAATATGGATTGTTGAACACGCTTATAAAAGACAACAGTTTGTTTGTCAAGCACAGTCAGTAAACTTATTCTTTACATTACCTAAGTCTACTGAACCTCAAGAGACACATGATTCATACATGCAGTACGTGAGTGATGTACATTGGTATGGTATGAGTAAATTAAAATCTCTATATTATTTTAGAACTAACGCTGCTAGAAATGTAGAGAATGTAAATGTTAAAGTACCTAGAATAAATTTGGAAGACACCGAATGTCTTGCTTGTGAGGGATAACATTATGGATTGCTATAACTGTAATAATGAATTGATATGGGGCGGAGACCATGACATAAGAGAAGAAGATGAGGATTACATAATGGAAACTAATTTAAGTTGTCCTAAATGTAATTCATTCGTAATAATATATACACCAAAGGAAGAGACATGAGCTTATTAAAAACTAGAGATTACTACAAACCGTTTGAGTACCC